ACATTAACTAACCTTTATGAGGGGTTAGCACTTGCCGCAAAGTACACGAGTTTCATACGCTGGCGGGTTTTGCCCGCCAGTGTATAACGAAGCCCATGTCTAAGCGCAACGGCCAGGCGTGCTGTGTCGTTGCAGACTTCCGTCTGTACGTATACAACACACCCTGGGAGCCAATAACCATCCCACCCAAAACGGCGTCTGCCGAGGAGGGGAAGGATGGTATTAGGCACCCAGACTCCCGTTTGGTACTCAACACGATCGATCGAAAAAGATGCGCCATAGGGCGCATATATTTTGATCGACGATGAGTATACAGCGGAGAGTATATCAGGGAAGCCAAAGTTTTCAGCAATATTAACTATTGCATTAAGAAAAACAATGGAATCCTGAATGGTCGTTGGGAGCGCACGGAGATACCGTGGCTTTACGTCTCGACCCATGAAGTAAAACGCACCACACGACTCCCGGAAGGGACCAGTGTGAAACGTTTTCTCACGGTTGATAGTAAAACCAAATTCGATCAAACCTGATTCGAGTGCAGGGTAGCATTCGGCAGGTATGATTATATCATCTCCGTACACCGCGGTTAACTTTCTATTCCACCCTCCGGTTTGGTTAACCTGAACTTCGATAGCCAAGGCAAAAAAGATCAGGGTCTCTAGCTCAAACGTATATCCATTCCCCATACTCGATATCTTTTCCAGGTTAGGAATAGATAAAGATGCATAGGAAATTGTGGGTGTACGCGTAAGAGCAATGAGACGATACCAGTCCGGAGGGAGAAGACGATAGACCAATTCACGAGCGACAGTGTCACTCGCTGCTTTAAGGTCCACCGTACAAAGAGAGTTATTTTTACTGCCATAATAGGCGAGCCTCGAATTTTTCAATTGCTGCGTAGGGATGTGTAAACCATGGGCTTTTAGCCTTTGGCTTAACAACCTACCTATCCCCTTTTGGAGGAACATATTGAAAGTAGGCTCGATCGCTATTGCTCTGTTAGACCTAAAGTCCTTCTCGACGAATGTTCCACGCGCATTCTCGACCTGATAACATACATTATCAGGCTGACAATCGCGCATAAGGTCATCGTCGTTAAGGATAATCGGTACGAACTGAGCGGCAGCCGCTGTACAGTGTATTGGTGTTTCCAACACCTTATTAGTGGGATTGGACTTACGTCTAGGCAGAGATGCCGAAGCCCCACTGGTGTAGCAACACTCTGACAAAAACGAGTCGTAGTCAGGCGCATCCGAGAGGATACGCTTTATACGAGCGGCAACACGACGCAAAAGAGGCGAGCCGATCTTATCGGCACGCAACCTTGCATTGGTTGCAGCACACTGATTCTCACTGGCAATTAGTGAAGCGTAATCATTATCAGTTGAGGGTGCTGGCATAAAGCCAGCACTTTTTCTCAACAATGACCACGCTTGCATATTACGAGCGAAAGTATCAGCATCGTTATAGCCCATAGGATCAGGCATCGGCAATGAGGAGAAATCCGTGCCGGTTTCGAGGCAAGTATAGATTATGAGACTATACGAACAATCGAGCCGACGAAGGATCCTCTTTACAAATGCCCAAGATTCCTTATGGGTCAGAGGTTTACTACGATTAAAGCCAGCTTTAGAAAGCACGAGCTCTTGGTGATAAACATTGAAATGTATCATCACATCACCTTAATGGTTAATGCTTACTCAGCTGAGAGGTTGAGAAAGCAAAGTGATCTGTTCGGAGACTTGAGTTTGACTCAAGGCAGCGATAAGAGCACCTAACGCATTAGTACGATCGTTCTGGTCAGCTCGCTCAGGTAGAAAGAATTCTACCTTAGCGCGGGTGACATAAGCGACCGTAGGAGGTGGTTGGTAGCCGTCGTCAGCAGTCCCGAGGGACTCAGGCGTCGGATATTCAAGGTTGATCATCACCTTATACATACGCACAGCGGTTTGACCCGCTTTACGTATGGACAGAGGTGCTGTCATCCGAGTCATCAGACGTCGCCACGTGAGTGGTGAGCTGGCGGTACGAGCTACCCAAGAGACGACACCCTGTGAAGGGTCGCGTGCTTCGGGACTGTAAGTCACAGTTGAAAAGCCATCATTGATGGTCATATTGCCTAATGCGGCCATGTTAATCTCACTTGAGAAAGGATTGAAGGATAAGTTCAGCAGTGGTTAAGGCTTTCGACCCTAAATCACTGCTAGGGATACTAAGAGTAGGAGGATAAGGCATAGGGACACTAGAGATCGGCACTCGATAGAATGTCGACCTCTTAGTTGATCCCGATGCAGATATCGATCCGTCCTCATGGTAGGGCCCATTGATGCGGCCATAGCTATCGGCGTACACCCGTTTAGAACGGGTGACACGTAGGTAGCTTAGCCATATGTCAGTGATTCTAGAATCACCGACATACCCAAGGGCATCAAGGTAGCCGGAAACATCGTAAAACCAGTCAACTATAAACGAATATGGCATTAAGTTCCACGCCAATAAGGCAGGGTTCATAGTACCAAAAGCGTCAAGTAGTTGCTGGACAGGTGTTCCTGGCAGGCGAGTGTAACGTATCTCAACCATATGACTAGTAGATGTCTGTATCTCACTCTTAGGGTAAGATGAGAAACTGACACTAGAGTCAACATGAGTTGTCGCACGTACACGCTGTCGCTGTGGTATATCACGCAACTTGAAATCTATTGCCTTCCACATGGAGTCAACCAGTGGTTTGTAATAGAACTTCCAAGCTAAGTGAGAGTTCGATATTGTCTCAGTGAGCTTTACCGCCGCAGAGAGCGGAGGTAAGGATTTAACAACTTTAGCATTCCGTACAGACGTCGCGTAGTCAGAAGTGACTGAGCGACGGGATGGACGTGCATGCGAGGCTGTTGAGAACTCACCAGTAGTCGTAGTTAAGTCGGAATCATGTTCGCTAAGGCGTTTAAAGACCTTACCGTATGCTTCGTTCATAACACGACCGCTATCAGAGAGATGATCGGACGACCCGGCACCCAAGGGCATAACCCCCGAAATGTCGAGACGAGAGATCAGGCTAGAGTCAGAGGAGAGGCGTGTGGTACTGGTTGATGAACCAGTTGGGCCAAACACCTCAAAGTAGTCATATGAATGTCTACTCTCATGACGTTTATCGCCGTCAATCGAAGAATACCCTTCTGAATAAGCGGAGTACAGAACCTGCTCACTGTTTGTGACGGTGGGGGGATCCGTATATGATTGGGTAATTATTGTAGTATTACCTAACCGACTTATTGGCAAAGTTTTCATAATGCCTATCTTTGGAAAAGATATCAGAAGTTGACAGCCCTGGCTAACCAGGTTAAGGTATACGGTTTCCTTGCTAAATGGAACTTACTCACATATTTGTAAGTTAAAGCTCATAAGCGATAATTAAGCAAAGTATACCAGAGGAAGCCCTGTGAGGGGCTTCTTCTGGTATACTTTGCTTAATTATCGCTTATGAGCTTTAACTTACAAATATGTGAGTAAGTTCCCTTTAGCAAGGAAACCGTATACCTTAACCTGGTTAGCCAGGGCTGTCAACTTCTGATATCTTTTCCAAAGATAGGCATTATGAAAACTTTGCCAATAAGTCGGTTAGGTAATACTACAATAATTACCCAATCATATACGGATCCCCCCACCGTCACAAACAGTGAGCAGGTTCTGTACTCCGCTTATTCAGAAGGGTATTCTTCGATTGACGGCGATAAACGTCATGAGAGTAGACATTCATATGACTACTTTGAGGTGTTTGGCCCAACTGGTTCATCAACCAGTACCACACGCCTCTCCTCTGACTCTAGCCTGATCTCTCGTCTCGACATTTCGGGGGTTATGCCCTTGGGTGCCGGGTCGTCCGATCATCTCTCTGATAGCGGTCGTGTTATGAACGAAGCATACGGTAAGGTCTTTAAACGCCTTAGCGAACATGATTCCGACTTAACTACGACTACTGGTGAGTTCTCAACAGCCTCGCATGCACGTCCATCCCGTCGCTCAGTCACTTCTGACTACGCGACGTCTGTACGGAATGCTAAAGTTGTTAAATCCTTACCTCCGCTCTCTGCGGCGGTAAAGCTCACTGAGACAATATCGAACTCTCACTTAGCTTGGAAGTTCTATTACAAACCACTGGTTGACTCCATGTGGAAGGCAATAGATTTCAAGTTGCGTGATATACCACAGCGACAGCGTGTACGTGCGACAACTCATGTTGACTCTAGTGTCAGTTTCTCATCTTACCCTAAGAGTGAGATACAGACATCTACTAGTCATATGGTTGAGATACGTTACACTCGCCTGCCAGGAACACCTGTCCAGCAACTACTTGACGCTTTTGGTACTATGAACCCTGCCTTATTGGCGTGGAACTTAATGCCATATTCGTTTATAGTTGACTGGTTTTACGATGTTTCCGGCTACCTTGATGCCCTTGGGTATGTCGGTGATTCTAGAATCACTGACATATGGCTAAGCTACCTACGTGTCACCCGTTCTAAACGGGTGTACGCCGATAGCTATGGCCGCATCAATGGGCCCTACCATGAGGACGGATCGATATCTGCATCGGGATCAACTAAGAGGTCGACATTCTATCGAGTGCCGATCTCTAGTGTCCCTATGCCTTATCCTCCTACTCTTAGTATCCCTAGCAGTGATTTAGGGTCGAAAGCCTTAACCACTGCTGAACTTATCCTTCAATCCTTTCTCAAGTGAGATTAACATGGCCGCATTAGGCAATATGACCATCAATGATGGCTTTTCAACTGTGACTTACAGTCCCGAAGCACGCGACCCTTCACAGGGTGTCGTCTCTTGGGTAGCTCGTACCGCCAGCTCACCACTCACGTGGCGACGTCTGATGACTCGGATGACAGCACCTCTGTCCATACGTAAAGCGGGTCAAACCGCTGTGCGTATGTATAAGGTGATGATCAACCTTGAATATCCGACGCCTGAGTCCCTCGGGACTGCTGACGACGGCTACCAACCACCTCCTACGGTCGCTTATGTCACCCGCGCTAAGGTAGAATTCTTTCTACCTGAGCGAGCTGACCAGAACGATCGTACTAATGCGTTAGGTGCTCTTATCGCTGCCTTGAGTCAAACTCAAGTCTCCGAACAGATCACTTTGCTTTCTCAACCTCTCAGCTGAGTAAGCATTAACCATTAAGGTGATGTGATGATACATTTCAATGTTTATCACCAAGAGCTCGTGCTTTCTAAAGCTGGCTTTAATCGTAGTAAACCTCTGACCCATAAGGAATCTTGGGCATTTGTAAAGAGGATCCTTCGTCGGCTCGATTGTTCGTATAGTCTCATAATCTATACTTGCCTCGAAACCGGCACGGATTTCTCCTCATTGCCGATGCCTGATCCTATGGGCTATAACGATGCTGATACTTTCGCTCGTAATATGCAAGCGTGGTCATTGTTGAGAAAAAGTGCTGGCTTTATGCCAGCACCCTCAACTGATAATGATTACGCTTCACTAATTGCCAGTGAGAATCAGTGTGCTGCAACCAATGCAAGGTTGCGTGCCGATAAGATCGGCTCGCCTCTTTTGCGTCGTGTTGCCGCTCGTATAAAGCGTATCCTCTCGGATGCGCCTGACTACGACTCGTTTTTGTCAGAGTGTTGCTACACCAGTGGGGCTTCGGCATCTCTGCCTAGACGTAAGTCCAATCCCACTAATAAGGTGTTGGAAACACCAATACACTGTACAGCGGCTGCCGCTCAGTTCGTACCGATTATCCTTAACGACGATGACCTTATGCGCGATTGTCAGCCTGATAATGTATGTTATCAGGTCGAGAATGCGCGTGGAACATTCGTCGAGAAGGACTTTAGGTCTAACAGAGCAATAGCGATCGAGCCTACTTTCAATATGTTCCTCCAAAAGGGGATAGGTAGGTTGTTAAGCCAAAGGCTAAAAGCCCATGGTTTACACATCCCTACGCAGCAATTGAAAAATTCGAGGCTCGCCTATTATGGCAGTAAAAATAACTCTCTTTGTACGGTGGACCTTAAAGCAGCGAGTGACACTGTCGCTCGTGAATTGGTCTATCGTCTTCTCCCTCCGGACTGGTATCGTCTCATTGCTCTTACGCGTACACCCACAATTTCCTATGCATCTTTATCTATTCCTAACCTGGAAAAGATATCGAGTATGGGGAATGGATATACGTTTGAGCTAGAGACCCTGATCTTTTTTGCCTTGGCTATCGAAGTTCAGGTTAACCAAACCGGAGGGTGGAATAGAAAGTTAACCGCGGTGTACGGAGATGATATAATCATACCTGCCGAATGCTACCCTGCACTCGAATCAGGTTTGATCGAATTTGGTTTTACTATCAACCGTGAGAAAACGTTTCACACTGGTCCCTTCCGGGAGTCGTGTGGTGCGTTTTACTTCATGGGTCGAGACGTAAAGCCACGGTATCTCCGTGCGCTCCCAACGACCATTCAGGATTCCATTGTTTTTCTTAATGCAATAGTTAATATTGCTGAAAACTTTGGCTTCCCTGATATACTCTCCGCTGTATACTCATCGTCGATCAAAATATATGCGCCCTATGGCGCATCTTTTTCGATCGATCGTGTTGAGTACCAAACGGGAGTCTGGGTGCCTAATACCATCCTTCCCCTCCTCGGCAGACGCCGTTTTGGGTGGGATGGTTATTGGCTCCCAGGGTGTGTTGTATACGTACAGACGGAAGTCTGCAACGACACAGCACGCCTGGCCGTTGCGCTTAGACATGGGCTTCGTTATACACTGGCGGGCAAAACCCGCCAGCGTATGAAACTCGTGTACTTTGCGGCAAGTGCTAACCCCTCATAAAGGTTAGTTAATGT